CTCGCCTGCTCGCGGGTTATCATTCCCGGCGCGGGATCGGGGTTGATGGGATCTCGACCGTTATTCTTGAGCAGTTGCTCCGTGAGCGCTTTTTTGTAGCTCTCCAAAGCCTGCTCATACGCCGTGAGTGTCTTCTCCGTGCTCTCCTCGTCAGAACCGATCAGGTTGTCGACTATGTCAACAGGGAGCTTCTTTTCGGTGAGCTTCTTGATGGCAAGATTCTTGAGGCTTTCCTTCTTTCTCGCTGCCGATTCTTCGTTGAGTCGGGCTTCCAACTCCCTGATCTTCTTCTGTTCTGGAGTTTCGGTAGGATTTAGCGTCTTGAGCTTCTCTTCCACGATCTTGTCGAGGTTGTTGCTCTTCCAGGTCTCGATCCCCTTTGTGACGTGAGAATCGCGGTAGCTTTTCAGCACGTCGTTTTTCTCGACAAATTCACCCACATTGTCTTTGGTGACGGTCGCCAACGGGTTGAACTTCGTCGTGAATTCCTTGACCTCAGGTGCTTCGAGGTTCTTGCCTATCAGTTCCAATGCTTCTTTGAGTTCCATATATATCTCCTGTCCCTCCGAGTGCCATATGCCCTCAGAGTGTTGTAATTAAAAATCGTGATTTTCTCTAAGACCTTTCTAAATTTCGCTCACTATATTGCGAACATTGTCCACAGTCGCTTTCTTTGGGTAAAGCTCAATGCTGTGATTCTTGTGATTCGACCACAGTTCGCGCATCTTGAGATAGAGCTGTGCCGATGAATGAGCCGGTTGCTCCCCGAGTGCCTGTACGATCTTGAACACTTCGGTGGGCTCGAGTTCGACAGTGATCTTTTCTTTCACGCCTATCACGCTTATCCCTCCTTCAGTTCTCCATAAAGGTCCGGGTTGTCTCGGATTATCTGATGTATCGCAGTAGCAAGCCTTTCTACCAGAGCCTCGTCATCGCTTAACTCTGGATATCCCTGCATTTTGAGAACTACATGAAGCATCTCGTGCCAGAAGATCCGCTCCATGTACTGCTTCTCGTTTTTCGCAATTTTAATGAGGCTTCTGGCCACGTGAGATTCGCCATCGGTCGTTCCCATTTCCAGATCGTCGGCGATCCTTACCGTGTAGTCAACACCCAGGATTTTCACACTATCCCTCCTTTTGCTGCCTCTTCCATTCGCTGTATGTTATGTAATCGCTTATACCCTTACCCTGAATCATTCTGGTGCGAGGTTCGTTGCCCTCGAAGATCTCTATTGCAGCGCATCTGCAATTACAATCCTCGCTCGCTATGCCAAACATTCCAGGAGCTTTGGTTGTCATGCCCCGAACGTGAAAGTATCCATCTTTGTCATCTATCTGACCATCAAGTTCGCCGTGGGTGTCGCGAGTCTTATTATCAAGAGTGGCCACCCACATCCTCTTGACATCGACTCCTTTTTCTTTCAACCTCTGGTGTGCTTCGAGCTGCGCTTCTTCCTTGCACCTGTGACTCTCGGTCCAGACGATTCTCTGGGCCTTCGCGTAGTTCCCTTCAAGCGCTTCCTTAAGCCGTTCGGCCGTGTCGAAGTAACTCTCGCCTTTTATCAGCCCCTGCGTGACTTCCTGCCTGATTCGCCAGAGGATCTCCTGACGGTTCTTCTCAAGGACTTCGTTCAATGTCAGGCCAGACACAGGATTCTGGATCGCCTTCTTGACGTAGTCTTTCGGCAGTACGTACCATCTGAGGTTGATCCCGGTTGCCTGTTCTGCGAGCCAGCCCATGCGGTTGTACGACTCCGAGTACACTTCGAAGAGAAGAGTCTGGACCTCTTTCGCCTGGGTGCGAGAGAGATCGAGAATCGCAGCGTCGAGATCTTTCTGCATCTTTCGAAGCCGGTCGTACTTCTGCATCTCGGCCAGCGTGAGCTTGCCGCCTCTCGAGAAAGTCTTGTAGTATTTTTCGAGTTCCTCTTTCGTGGTCTTTAGCGATTCGCGGTAGGCTTTCTCCAGTTCTTTAAGCTGGCGTTTCGTGAATCCGTCGTACCATCGCTCGAAGTCGTCGAAAGCGCCTTTAGTTGTTAGCGCCATCTTTCTCATCCTCTTCGAGGTTTACCGGTGGATAGTAGCTCATTTCTTTCTCTCTCTGCTCGTCCATCATCTTGATAACCTCTTTTGGATCGTCGATGAACGAAGCGAGGGAGTATAGAATCTCATCCGGCACGATGCCCTTGAGCGCGGCGAGGATCTGAGCGTCTTTCTCCAGACTGACGGGAAGGTTTCGAGTGAACCTCTGCGTGACATTCAGCCAGTCGAAGTTGAACGCCGGAGCCGAGGCCAGGACCTTGAACATTCTCTGATTGCTCGCCGAGAACTGTCGCTCTGTCGTGATGCACTTGTTCTCGAGACTAAGGAGCTTGTACTTTCTCGACTCGCCCGAAATGTCGCTGGTGAATTCTTTGTCAGCGAAGTTGACGGACTTTGAGAATCTGAGAATATTGGCTTCGAGGCGATTGAGGTGTGAATCCACGGCTTCGATGTTGATGTTCTTCTCGATGAAGGCCATGTCGGAGCCTTCAGGGAGGTTGTAAGCCCCTGTCCTCAGAGCTTCCTTGATGACTTCTTTCGTCAATTCTGCGCCGAGAACTTTCATATATGCGAGTCGCCACTGTTCGAGCTCGGAGTCGAGGTCCGACTCTTTACGATCGTAAGCGTCTATGAGACTGAGAACCTTCTCGGAGTCACCCAGACGTTCGAGGTTGTTTGGGTACTCGATCAGAGGGACGTAGCTGAAGAAGTGAGTTTGTGGGTTCAGTTTTTCCGTGTCGTCCAGGACGTAGCCATTCTCGGTCTTGATGTAGTATGTCACCTTCTCTTTGTCATACCACTCGACACGCTCGCGAGTCTCCGTTGAGCCGTCGGGTTTGACATACTCCATGTCGTAGTATCTGAGAGCGAACTGGACCTCGTCGATGGAGCGGTCCATCACCCAGATGCATTCCCAGGGCCAGATGTTCATAGCGCGGATCTTTGCCTCGGTGTCGACATACAGAAGCCTCGCGGTAGTGCCACAGATAGTAGCCAGCTTCACGGTTTCCGAGTCGAGGAGTTCCAGCCGGTTTCTCAGCTCGAAGTCCTCGAAGTCTTTCGAGTTCGTCTCGTACACTGCCGGGATCCCCATGAAGTACCCGACCTTCGTGTCGATGATCTCCGAGAAGAAGTCGTTGTTCAGCTTGTTGTTTATCTTCGTGTCGTCCGTGACCGAATATGAACGCGTGAATATAGGCACTCCGGCCTCGGACGCTTTGTATCTCTCATACAGGCTCTTCATCGTCTCATGTCTGCCGCTGTTTTCGTCTATGAGATCCGTGATTATCTGTGAAGTTACCTCGCCGTTGATTCTTATGAGTTCGCGAATGGTGTTAAGGTCCATGATTTACCTCCACGCCGAGTATCCGGCTGTGATTTTGCGTCTCAGTCTCACAGGTTCGATCGCATATCTAAGTGCCGCGATCGCGTCGTCTTTGAATTCGATCGGTTCATCCAGGACATTGCCGTCTTTGTCTTCTTTGTAGCTGTATTGCTGAATCTCAGCAAGCAGGTTTGGGCACTTCTTCGAGATGTGGATCTTGTGTCTCTTGAGCCAGTCGATACCATCTTTCACAGAACCTTTGCCCTTGACCGAACCGCTGATTCTGAAACCAGACTGCTGAAACTCTTTGATTCTCGCGGGTTCGGCTGAGTCCGCTATGAGCTGCGAACGCTTGTCGATCATCCTGCCGACTTCCTGAATGAGTTCCGCGTTCGTGAGCCCTTTCTCGTACAGCTCGTCGAAGACATACAGTTCATCGTCTTTCATTCCCACACGTATGAGAGCCGAGGGATGGTTGAAGCCGAAGTCGAGGCCCTGGTACACAGCGTCGAAGTCTTGTTCTTTGTAGGGAATGTCTTCGAACACGTAGTTGTGGAAGACGAGGTTTCCGAGAACACCCCATTCACCGAGTCCGTATATCTGATAGTACGTGTGATCCTGATTTTTCAAGTCTTCTATGACTTTCTTATATTCGTCGTCCAGGAAACGATTGTCTTTGTACGTCGATTTGTGGATGACACAGTTCTCTTTCGGTTCATCGAAGAAGAAAGCCTTCAACCAGCTCAAAGCCGACACCGGATTGAATGTCATTGTGATTTGCAGCGGCCATTGAGTCTTGCCCCTGAGTCGCAAGTCAAGCTGCTGGAAGTCTTCCTGCGTGATCTCGCTCGCTTCTTCGACCCAGATATCCGTGATACCCGCGATCGACTTGAGCTTTTCCACGTCGTCAAGACCGGTGAAGATGACTTGATTGCCATTCAGACAGCCGATCTCCATGTCGGACTTGTTGACTTTGAAAAGTCCGAGAACCTTCCATACCCTGAGAATCCCCATGATAAGCGCGAACGTCGAATGCCGGTTCGTCTTTGCGACCTTCCTGACTATGAGAAACTTGTGACCTTTCTCCTTCATTGCACGAAGGACGAGTCTCTGGGCGATAAACATCGACTTGCCCGAACCTGCGCCACCGTAGAAGATCTCGTAGCGCGAGCGGTTGTCGAGATACGGTTTGAAAGCCTTGTTGAATATGCGGGTGTGAATTTTAATCGCCATCTTCAACCACGTCCACAGTGATGTCGAGGCTGCCAGAGTGAGCCATCTCTTGCTTGTCTGTCTGGCCGAGGTACTGTTTACCGAGCCAAACTAGCATTGTGTTATTGCCTTTTTCTGCGGCCTTCCACTGTAACCGCCTTAGAGACATCTTCCCGTTGTCCATTCCGTTTTTATATATGCGACAAAATTCTTTGTCTCTCTGAAGAGTTCTCGTCGATATGCCGAGAATCGAGCTGATTTCTTCCTGCGTGCATTGAATGTAGGCCAGCTTCTCGACAAGCTCATAGTCTATTTTCTTTTTCGGTCTGCCAGCCATAAAATCACTTCCCCAATAAAAAGACCCTCACTTCCGAGGGTCTTCTTCTTTTCTAAGATTTCTATTCCTTTTTCACATATTCTCGAAAAGCTCTCTCTATGACTTGCGTGATTGTTTCTCCCTTTTCAATTGCTTTTATCTTCACTTTCTTGTACAGTTCTTCGTCCTTGATTCGAATGGTTACCGTCTTTGGAGGCACTGTTTCACCTCCAAATACTTTCTCAAATCTTTCTTGATGTAGAATTTTACACCATATTCTCTCAACATTGCAATAGCCTTTTCTGCAAAACCCTTCCAGTCAATGTTCTTCGCGTGAGGATGATGGTTTAGAGTGCCAACCTTGAATAGATCCACAAATTCATGGGTAAGTCTTATCAATTCTAGTGATTGCTCCGGGTATATCACAGGCTCAAGACTAGCCCATGTTTGCAGTCCTCTTTCTTTCGCGTGCCGCAACAATGCGATTCTCTCTTCAGGCAGAGCCGCGCGAGGCTCCCACTTTCCACTGTCATCAGCATTCGTGAAAGTCAATGAAGCTCCGATAAAATCTCCCGAATCAAGTAAATCAAAATCTCTCTCGGCTCTCTTGCCGCCTTTTGTCAGAATTACAACATTCAAACCGTGTTTCTTCAAGAGCTTAATCGCTTCTCTGGTGATTTTGAGCTCTTCATCAATAGGCTGATACGGATCAGAAGTGAAACTTAAAAGTATCGGTCTCGTTTCTTTGCCTTCTAGTCTGGCACAATCTTTCTCAAGTTCTCTCAAGACGTTACTTCTTGCTGAAGGATTAACATAGAAATCTACCCTGTCCATTCTAATCGCGTCGGGTGCATAGCAGTAAACGCAACTATGCCCACACCCCTTATAAAGATTCGCGGCCAGTTGAGAGTATTCTTTAGCTCTTCCGGAGGGTTCGTAAATTATGCTCATAATTCCCTCCTTTTGACGACTCTGAGAACTTTCTCAATAGCTGCAATTGGGTATCCATCCTGGCCCTCATCGTTCTGTGCGCCTTCAAAAATTAAAATGTCAAAGTCTGTACCGTTGTAACCCATCTGACCACCAAATTGCTCATCTGTTCTTTCTTCGATAAGTTCTCTGAGTTCGTCGTCAGGGAGTTCAAGTTCTTTGTCATTCACTTCCACATTGAAGCAATTCACTCCACCATAGTAAACGTCGTAGTCCCATCGTTCTGGGCCTTCATCTGACTCTTCACAATAATCTCGAATGATAACGACAGTCTCTCTTTCGTGTTCCTTTAAGAATGTTTCTATGTCTTCGATTTCGTCTGCGTTTACAACAACGTCTCCGGTCGGTTCATCGTATCCTTCGATTCTGTCAATACTTCTTGTTGATTCGTTATTCTCGCTTGCATATCTCACAAATCTTTGTTTCATGCCCATCACCTCCTAAAACAAGTATATCAAATTAGAGGTAATAAACAAAACAAGTTGTATTGTTTTACTGTATCTTTTCCATTAAACAGGCAAAATAAACCGTGCTTTGCCTACCGAATCCTATGCCGTATTTAATTGCTAAGGAAGAAACTCTCCAATCCGGCATAACTTTCTGTAAAACAAATCGTAAAAAAGAGGGGTACTGATAATAGATAGCAGCCATCAATCCTTTGTTATTACTATCCCATTCACACTTCTGTTCGAGAAACTTCGTTAGATGCCCCCTCATACCCGCCTGTCTTCTCAAGCAACCGTCTGTGCATACTATTCCAATCCGCTCATTTGCTGCTTTCATTCCAATTATCTCCATAGCCTCATATGGCGATGAGTATGGATCAACGTCAAAAACATTGGCATTTAGTCGTTCCTGCGAGTTTAGCCAATTTATAGCCTCACCCTCAGAAGTCAGATATTCTTTTGCCAAGACCTTCCAGACACTCTCATACATCATTCCATAGCCACCATAGACATCAAGAACAATTGGTGATTGAAACTTCTTTGCTACCCATTGTCTAAGCGCAATCTTTATCCCAGGATGTGAATTGTCATTGTGGGTTGTTCTCGGTCCGCCTTTTTTACCACTTGTAACCGCACTTCGGGCATTCATTCTCTTTCACACTCTCTTTGGGTTCACTCTCATCCTCTAAAATTGAAAACTGAGAAATCAAATTTTCTATCTCGTCAAGGTCAAAACCGGTCAGCTCTATATCAAAGTCGCCGGTGTCAATGTCGGTCAGCAGGTCTTTCAGCTTCGGGAAGTCCCACTCGCCAGAGATTTTATTCAAAGCCACATTGAGAGCTTTCTCCTTCGCATCGCTGAGGTCAACCACCACGACATCAACTTCTTCTATCCCAAGCTCGCGTAGTGCCTTGAGTCTTTGATTACCTCCAACAACGAAGCCAGTGCGTTGATTCCAAACAATAGGTTCTACATAACCAAACTCGAAGATGCTTCTCTTGAGTTTGACAAGCTCTTTGTCGTCAATCTTTCGTGGGTTGTATGGAGCACACTTTAAGTCGGAGACTTTCTTCTTTTCTATCTGCATTCAATCCCTTCTTTCTCTCTCTGATACTCCCGATCCTGTTTGATCCTTCGATTCACAAACCTTCGCACACACTTCCACGAGCAAAAGTCCAGCCCATCGAGTTTATGCCAGTGGTGGGTCATATGTGCAGTCTTTCCGCATTCGTCGCATTGAGTGACCTGACTCAAAATGACCTCCAATAAAAAGGGAGCCCGAAGGCTCCCTGTGCGGGGAAAGGGGGAAAAGGTTTATTTCGCGAAATTAAAGCCGTGCGAGTTTACATGAAAAAAGGCCCTCTCGGGGCCTTCTG